TTTTGACGTGCTTTTATACTCTTTTTATCTGTTTTTTGTTGTTATCTATTGTTTTATCCCGTTTTTTCCAAAAAAATACGGGTTTTTGTCTTTTTTGTAAATAAAGGGGGGCGGTTGGTTTTCTTTTTTCTCTTTAAACTTCATCATTAAAGGCGGGGGGTTGTTCTCTTAACTCAACTAACCGCCTTAAATAATCAATGTCTATCTCGCCTCTATCTGCTTGCTTGTGATGTTGCGTACATAAGCATATTAAATTATTATTATCTAATAATCCGTCCTCGTTCTCTTTAAGTTTTATTATGTGGTGAACCTCTAAGCCGTTGTATGTATATACGCCCTTATCTTTGCAAACCTCACATAGATTATGCGCCCGCTCTCTTATCTCTCGGGATTTCTTAGCCCATCTGTAAGTATTTCTTAACTTACGCTCGTTACCGCCTCGGTATATCTTACCTTTAGTACATATATAATTACTATCGTGTATCTTTCCGCATTTGCTACACGCCTTGTACATTTAACCGCCCCTCTTAAACGTCTTATAACGTCCTATACTATCTCTATAATCTGTCCTACATAGATTAAGTCTCTATTTTTGATTTTATTATGCTTTACTAACTTATCTACTGTAGTATTATAACGCTTTGCTATTGCGCTTAATGTATCGCCCTTTTTAACCTCATATTTTTGTGTTTTAGGGCTTTTAACCTTTTTAGCCTTATTGCTCTTAGGCTTTTTCTCGTTATCGTCTTTGTTCGCCATTTTTGTGGCTTTAGCGGTATAACCATTAAATCCGCCCTCTTTAATTGCTTTGGTTAAGTCTGTAAAACAATAGTTTGTATCTACTCTAATACTTCCTACGCGTCCGTTGTCTGAGTTCTGCCATAAATCAAACTTAGAGTAGTTAAAATTAGGCTTGTTATTGCTCCAACTTGCTATCCATTTAGTACAGTTCTCTAAACGCTTTGTATCTATCTTACTGTTAAACCAATATAGCGACGCGTAAACGCCTGCTACATATCCTAAGCCCTCTAACGTGCTACAAAAACCTATAATAGCCTCTGTAACGCCTTTCTTGTCCTTAGCCTGCCACGTTGCGTCCTCTACATCGATATATATAGGATATTCAAAGGTTTTTCCTTTTAGGCAGTTATCATACAAGAATTTAGCCTCAGCTACGCCCTCGTTAAATGTCTTAGCGCAACTATAATAATATACGCCTATAGGAAAGTTCAACGCCTTAGCCTCTTTGTATAATCTTTCGTACTGATTATCTTTTGCCTTTGTACGCCCTGCGCCGTAACCTGTATAACCGCCTCTTAAAATAGCAAAATCAAAACCCGCGTTTTTAATCGCCTGTATTTTAATGTTGCCTTGATGTTTTGAAACGTCTACACCTTTAATCATCATCGCCCGCCTCCTTGTCTGTGATGTTTTTAATACCACTAAACAAACCACACGCGCTTAGCCCTAACGCGATACCTACTAACACGCCGTTAACTACTCCATAACCCAAACTAACCCCGTCAATAGTAACGCCTAAAATAACGCCTATGATGAGGTCTAAAATTGGTATATATTTAGTTTTTATAATGTCGGCTCTCTTGCATACCTCAGCAAGTCCCATAATTAGACTTACTTGCGCAATAGGTGTTAGTAAATATGCTATTAACTCGTTAATCTGCATATATACCCTCCTTTTTTTATTTGCTAACATATACTCTTTTTATATCATAACAAATCAATAACATATTTACAATACCTTTTAAAATTTATTTTGTTTTGTCGATAAATGTTACAATTACGATAGTTAGGCATATAATACCCGTTATCATTACACTTGTACTCATAAGCTACCTCCCGTCTATTGCTACGCATAACCATAGTAAAACAAATATAATACAAATAGCAACTCTCATATGTTTACTCCTTGTATAATTTATTTTCCCACTTTTTATAGGCGTCTAAGTAAAACTCGTCTTTGTCTCCGTTATATGTAACTTCGTAGTACATACCATCACTAACCTTTGTACTTATCAACGCTTTGTTATTCTGTAAGATTTTACATAACCAAACTGTAAAAACATCATCAATAGTTATTTTTCCGTTTTTGTCTGTACTCTCTACCCTCTCATTAAAATATTTTACAACTAATTCTTGCGCTCTTTTTTCGAAGTCTTTGTTTTGCATTTTTTATCCTCCTAACCTATCTCTATTTCGTGTAATACTCTTTTTATTCCTGCAACGTATTTCTCTAAACACTCTTTACAAGGTTTTTCAATGCCGTTTAAATCGCTTTTTGAATAATCCGCGTCTATTTCTGCTATTGCTTTGTTAATACGCTCTATATAGCGTTTTTTTGCGTCCTCGTAGCCTTTGCGGTAGTCCGTACAACTATTAACCATCTTGTACCCCTCCTTGCTATAGTTGAATATGTCTTTTAACTCTTTTTTAAAATAACCTACGTTTATATTCGCGCTATCGCTTAAAAAGTCTAGCGCAATTATTAAGCCGTCCATCACACGCTTATATAACTCTAACTCTTTTAAATAGTCCTTATCTACCCGCTCGACACGCGTTAGGCTATATTTATTTCTTTCTCGATTAAAAACCACTTATAACCTCCTTTAATAGTATTCAAAACCTGATAATTTTCCGTCTCTATCATAATATACAATATACGTTTTTATCCCGTATTTTGTCGCGCATAGTCTTTCAACTAAACACCCTCTTGCTTTTTCGTACCCCTCCATAAATATTACAACGTCCGCCTCGCTTAATAACTGTATACTTTTACCTAAACACCATAGCGGTTTATTTTTCGCGTCGTTTTCATCTAAAACGCTATTTATAAACTCGATGTTTTCGTTTGGTAAAATATCTCTCTTAATTGCGTTTTTTATTTTTTCGCGTTCTAATATAATTTCCTCTCTTGTCTTGTTTCTCATTGGTTGACTTATAAAAATTTTGATTACTTTTTTATCTGCCATCTTAAACCTCCCTAGTTATTTATTCTTTTTATTTTCTACAGTTTTAATTTTATTCATAATAGTTGCTATATCTTCTTTTACGCTAAAATCCCAATTATAATTATATACAAGTGTTGAGTTATCAGCTACACTTATAGCGTTTATCTTATCTATATCTATTAGTATTACTTTATTGTCATAATCTCTATGTAAAACTATTATATTGTTACTCCTCAACTTAAACCTCCTTTTTGATTTTTTGAGGGGCTTAACGCCCCTCGTACTATTCAACTCTTTCAAATCTGTCTAATATCTGTCGGACGTCATCTACTAGACTATCAATTAACCTTACCTCGTCGTCATTTAATGCCTCTTTCTTATAGCCTGCCTCTAGTTCGTCAAGTTCCTTTTTTGCGTCGTCGTATTTGTTGTTTAACCACTCGTTAACATATTCAAATGCGCTCTCGCGTCCGCTATCATAAGTTTCAATATTCATTTATTTGTACCTCCTTGATTAAGTATATAGATATTATACACCTAATAGAGATATATTAGAATGATGTTTTTTAACTACTTATTGATTATTTTTAATTAAATAACATTTTCGCGATGTTTTTACGCGTCTCTTTAAAATGATTTTCTACCGCGCTTTTTTCTGCGTCTGTTTTTGCCTGTTTCATAGCGGTTAAAAACTCACTATTAAATTTATCGTATATCTCGTTAAAATTCATTTATACCCCCTTATATCTCATAAAATTATTTAGATGATAAATAATTTCTCTTATTTTTCCGCCGTTGCCTTTCGCTTTTTCTAGCACTTCTCCCGCAATTAAATACGCCTCAATGTCTAACTCTTCTACCTCGTCTGTATACTCTTCGTTATCATCTTTTAACATATCATCGCTATAAAACCAATACTCGCCGTTCTCTGCCTCTACTTTATAAGGTACGCTAGATTTTTCGTTAATATATGTTATTACGCCTTTTGTACCTATTGGAAATACTTCATTTTCTTGGTAGTCGTGGTCTTTTGTTGTTACTACCTCGTCTCCTACCTTAAAATTTAACTTCTTTGGTGTCATATGTTACCTCCTTAATCTTTGCGGGACTTGTCGCCCCGCTTTGCTTTTTACCAAATAAATAATGATACGCTTGTGTTTCTATATGTTGCCGTTTCTCCGTTCGTAAAGTTTAATCTTAAATACTCGCCTAACTCGTCAACCTCTAAGCCATTATTTACAAGTTCTTTTTCGATTTCCTTTGCGTCGTCTCCACTATAAATACTCCAACTTTTTAAACCTGTATATTTTGTTACGTTTTCGGTTTCGTGATGGACTACCTCAACTCTAGCCTTGCTCAAATCTTTAATCATCATTGTTCTTTCATATGTTCTTACCATTTTTAAAATCCTCCTTGCTTTGTTAAGTTCTCCTTAACTATGTAACTATTATAAGCCCTAAAAGGTAAAATGTTAATGATTTATTTTAAGCACTTTTAAAATTTTAATTGATATTTTTTAATCTTTCCTTAACTCTTCAGAAAAGCCCTTTAATCTTGTAAAATGGTCTCTCATATATTCCGCGTTCCTGTTATGCTCTCGCCTGCCTTGACTATCTAAATATAAACATATACTACATAAAGTCTCGATTATCTCAACTAATATATTTTTATAAAACTTAATCTTTTTAAACATCTAATCCCTCCTTTACTCCATCGGTTCACAATAAATCACGTCGCCCGCTCTGTCTGTAATGATTTTATATATTACCTCGTCGTCCTTGTAAGTCTCGGTATTATATTTGTGTTTTTCCTGCTTTGGTTCTAAGGTTGACGTACTACAACGCGTCGTGATAAATATAACAATTCCAATTATAATCAACGATAATATAAGACTTAACGCCTCGTATATAATATCTCTCATTTTGTTTTTACCTCACTTATTAACTCATATAATCTTATACTATTGGGGTTTTTGCGGTCAATTTCGCACTCTATCCCGTACAACTTAGTTATTGTATACTCTTGTGTAAAAACGTCGCTAAAATGCTCGTTTATACGCCTCATAACCTCACGTCCTACGCTCCACTTGTAATTAGTGGGCTTGTAGTCGGGTTTTAAAGATATGTGGTAATATAAACACTTGATAACGTCAATTTCTGCCGTAACTGTTTCGTTGTTGCTCCTGCCGTTGTTTTTTAATCCTGTTAAATCTATCATAATAACCCTCCTAACGTCCGCTACTTCCAAATCCATTTGTGCCACGTTCTCCGCCGTCTAAATGCTCTACAGGTTCAATTAGCGCATCTATAACGGGTGTAATAACTAACTGAGTTATCTTGTCGCCCGCTTTTACTTGATAGTCTACGCGCCCTAAATTGTATAACTTAACTACGATTTCTCCATTGTAACCCTCGTCGATAAGTCCATCACTAATTATTGAGTGATTTACGTTTAAACCGCTTTTACTAATTAAGACGCCCGCGCAACCTTTAGGGATTGCAACGTGTACGCCTGTCCTAAAAACCGCGCTCCCTTTTGCTTTTATTGTCTGAGAATTACGGGCTTTAATATCGTACCCCGCGTCTTGTTTATGTGCTTTTAAAAGTGGGTAAGCTCCCTCGTCATATTTTACCTGCATAATTGTTGTAACCTCCATATTTTTACGTTTTTTTTCGTCCTTTATATCCTCGTTATTTCTTACTTGTTCTTTTACCGCATTTAGCAACCATTTGCCATTTACCTCGGTAAGTTTTTTATAACTTTCGCTCTCAAAAAAATCTATTATCTTTTTTACCTTTTTTTGTGCATCTGTATTTTTGTACGTCTTGCGTATTAAGTATTTATAATCCTCTGTAGCGCGTTCTATAATCGCACACGCTAAATCAACATAATTGTTATAAGTGTCTAACATTTACTCGCCCTCCTTATTAAGTAAATCATATATCATCGCCATAGTTACGCTTATATCTACTAATTGTTTATTTATGCTAGTTATTGTTAACGTAGTTATATCGTTATTGCTTAATTTATTGTCGCTTAGTTCTTTGATTTCTTTTACTAAATTGTCTATTTTTTTATTTTCGTTTAATACCTGTTCCGCTCTACTCATACTTACCCTCCTTTAGTTCCGCTTGTCGTCTATAACCTTATCTGTAATAGCCTTTATAATATCGTCTCTAATTAAATTAAAATATCTTTCCATTTCGTACTCGTCCATATTGTCAAGCCTACACGTTGTACGCTCTATCCCGTAAATTTCGCTTTTAAAATAAAATCTAATTCTTATTAATTTACCTGTTGAATAAATCCCTGTCATATAATCGTTTTTGCTTACTATCTCGATAAATGGATATAATTTGTAAATATCCTCTTTTATCCTGTTAAAATGCTTATTGTATAATTTTTCGGTTTCACTTATCATAATTTACCTCCTTACTTTAAATGCTCGCGTTTTCTGTAACACTCGATATAATAAATAACGTCTTTTAATAACTCGTCGTCTCCCTCGGTTTTTTCTATTACTTCACCAACTAAGTTAAAAACTTTCAATTTGTTTACAAAAAAATTTATATCCTCTATAAGTTCTAACATATCATCGCTATAGTACCAAAAATCCCCGTCCTGTGATGTTACACAATACGGATATATCACGCCAATTTTGTTAATACCTGTTATTACTCCCTCTGTGCCTGTTGGGAATAATTCGTTGCCTTGATAGTCTTTATTTACTAATGTTCTTACTTTGTCTCCTACTTTAAATTTAAAATCCATATTTTACCTCCTTAATCTATGGGGGCTTGTCGCCCCCTGCCTTTACTCGTCTACCTCTTCTTTGCCGTTCCACTCGTTCCAACTCTTCTCGCTCATTTGATTAAATCCGTTTATATACATATCTTTTTCATTTTTGTATTCTACAACGTTTTTATCCATATACTCTTTGTATTCTTTTTCGTTTTCAAATTGGAATGTTACCGCGTTACTAATATTTAAAAAATAAACTCCTAAACTTTCAAAAACGTTTATTGTGCTTGTTTGTTTTCCGCCTTTAACTGTAATCTCTGCGCTAACGTCCTTTTTAATATGGTTTAAGTTTGATAACTCCTTATGCTCTGCCATTACTTTTAATGTGCTTAATAATAAATCAACTTTTTTCATTTTCTTTTACCTTGCGCCTTTCGGCGTCCCTTTCATTTATTGATAAGTCTATTATAAGGGATAAGAGGTAAAATTTGAATGATATATTTTAACCACTTTATACTTTTTTATTGATATTTTTTAACGTCTTTTAAAACGTTCAATTCTGCCCTCTAATATGTCAAGGTAAATATATCCCACTAGCCAAACAACACCCGACGCGATAATACGCGCTATTAAATACTTGTGAACGATTAACGGGTTACTATTTATCGTGTATTCTCCAAAAAAGAAAATTAACACGCTTAAAATCATTAAGCCGTAGGCTATAACCTTTTTACGTTTTTCGCGCTCCATCTTATCCCTCCTTTATTTCATCGTGACAAAAATCGTTATAGTGTCGTCGCAACTACTAAATGTACAAACGCCGTCAACTTTTAATTTGTCTATTTTTAACCCGTCCTCTATATTTTCTACTTTACCTCTGTATATTTCCTCAGCCTCTTCGCTTAGTAACATTATTTGTACTAATTGACATTTAGGTATTTTATTTAATAACTTTGTAACTTTCATATACTACCTCCTTAATCAAATTTAAACCTTAACTCATAGTTAGGATATTTTTTTATAATCTCTTTTATATCCTCAATATTAAATCCGTCGTAAGTCTTGCATAAGCCTAACGCGTTGTTTTTATATAGCGTTATGCCCTTTTTATATTGCTTTACTCTAATTACTCTTATATCCATTTTTACCTCCATATATTGCGGGGGCTTTTTGCCCCCTGCAACTTTTACCTCCTTACTTATTTAAGAATATAAATTAAAACAATGTGTTTTATTAAACTCTTTCATTTTTTCAATTAAAACTTTCAATTCGTCTTTATTTAATGAATACTCCCACTCTATGCCGTATGCTATATCTAATAAGCCTGTGCTACCCTCGTATTTAATCATATCTCTTTTTGCTTTTGCTATTGCGTTTATCAATGTTTTACTCATAGTAATTACCTCCGTTTGATTTATCTTATATACATATTATAAGGCTTTTATATTTAAATGTTAATGATGTTTTTTAACTACTTTATACTTTTTTATTGATATTTTTTATACCTCGTATTTTTGCTCTAATGCTTGCTCTATTAAATCGTTAGCACGTCTCAGCCCGTCCGCTAACGTGTCGTCATATTTATACTCTATGTTATTGTCGTTTACATACTCGTTAAAATCGTACTCGCACTCTATAGCCTCGTTTTCGATGTTTTCAAATAGTCGCTCCAACGTAAATCCTTTAATTGCTTTAATGATTACTCTTACCGCCTCTTTGTCGTTCTCGTTATTCTGTACGCGGTTAATTGCGTCACTTAATTTTATTCTTGCCATAACTTGCCTCCTTTTTTATAACACTCACTACATAAATAATATTTACTATGTTTTTTCTCTACCTCGATACAATTATCTTTTTTCTTTACTGTCGTTACCGCTAGACTATTGATATACTCGCCCGTCTTTACTCTCTTACCTACTACACGTCCGCAAACGTAACAACGTACTTTACTACTCTTATTAAACATATTACACCTCCTTATATGTCTCTTTAAAATCTGTTTTAGTTTTACACCTTGCGCAAAACATCGTTTTTATGTGTCCCTCTTTGCGCTTGCGTGCCTGCGGTCTCGGTATAACCATTTTTAAACCGCATTTAGTACAATATAGATTACTATAATACATCGCTTTACGTTTCACTCTTACACCTCCTCAGCCGTTTATTATTGCGGGGATTATCGCCCCGCTTATTGTTTAACTATGTTGTTTTATCCCTATAATAACTACTTTTACGCCCTTTGCGTCTGTTATGCTCTCTATCGCATTTAGTACGCTTTGTAAATATTGGTTTTCCCATCCCTCGCGCTCTCTTACTACCTCAGTATAAACCTTGTTATCAACTTTGTAAAAAATCTCTGTATATCTCATATATAACACCTCCTTAAATTTCCTCTATGCTTACTATATCACTACAATATAACATTCTTTCAAACTCGCCATTTTCATTTTTATATTTATAGCTAATTGTACTCTTGTTGTTATAAGTAGTAAATTCAATATTAGATATTGCTATATCTGTTTTTTTCTCTCCACCTAATGTCTTGTATGTAACTTTCATCATTTTATTTTTTCTCCTTACTTATAATCCTTTTTAATATATCTCTTAGCTTTAGCCTCTGCCTTTTTTAAATCGTCTACTATATCACTCGCTACGCCGTCGCTACCTTTTTTCCACTCATAATCTTGACAACCATCATAATAAAAATTTACTATGTATTTACCTTTAAAATACTCGTTTGTCTTGATAACCGCCGTTCTATGTATTCCCTCAAATCTCTTAATTTCCATATGTTTTTTACCTCCTTTATTTATCTTATATACATATTATAAACCATAAAAGGTAAAATGTTAATGATGTTTTTTAACTACTTTACATTTTTTTTATTGATATTTTTTAATAAACCCCTTAACCTATTTACTTTTAACCCCTGTTTTGCTATAATAAAAGCGTGGAAATTCTAGTTTGGTTTTTTAATTTCATTTATTTTTTTACCTTCTTTTGAATTTAAAAAGGGAGGCAACTTTTATAAGTTGTCTCCTTTTTTGTTGTTAAAAAGTTTTTTAAGAGATTTTTAAAAATGATTTATATTAACTCTATTGAGTTATTTTTTGGGGGTAAACGGCGGCTATAAAAACCGCCGTTTTTAATGGGGGATATTGTATTAAAGAAAGTTTATTAAAAATTAACCTCTACTCTTATATTATATCAAATCTATTATTTAATTACAAGCCTAATATATCTTTATATTGTTTTATATCATCCCTTAATTTTTCCTTGCGTCTATCCTTGCCCGTTACCTCGTAAGGTATGCACATTTCAAACAAACGGCTATATATACGTTGTTTTCGTAAGTCTTGCGGGTGTTTCAGTTCGTCGCCCGTTAAATTGGTTGTGATGATAATTGGTAGCCCTGCGCGGTAACGCGCGTCTATTACGTTTTGTATTATCTCGCCCATATACTCGGTGTCGCGCTCGCTTGCTAAATCATCAATAACTAATAACGAAAACTTGTTAAGCCCGTCTATATAATCTTGTTTGCCGTCGTATATTCCCTGTAGTGTGTTTACTATCCTTGCAAAGTTTGTTACTAATACGCTATAGCCCTTATCTATTAACTTGTTAGCGATACAACAACTTATAAACGTTTTACCCGCTCCAACACCTCCAAACAATAGCAAGCCTTTGCCTTTTTCCCTCATTAAAGAAAAATTGTTAGCGTAGCGTTGCGCTAAGTCTGTTAAGCGTTCGTTTGCCCTGTCGTCGTTCTCAAACGTGCATTTTATCAAATCTTTGTCTACAAATCCAATAGAACGATTTTTGTTTATCTCTTTTTCACGCTCTAAACGTTTTAACTCTTGTTCCTCAGCATTTAAATGCTCGCTAGCGCATTTACACAAGCAAAACGGCGTTTTAACCTCGTCTAATATCTTTATTCTTGCTTGTTTCGGTGTGTTACATTTACCACAATATAAAAGCCCGTCTTGTAAGTAGTCGCCCTCTTCGGCTTTTATATCTGTTTTAATATCTAATATGTTTCCTAATTCCATCTTTTACCTCCTTTAATGGTATGCTATTTTCTTGTCGTGTTTTTCTAATTTTCCGTAGCCTTTCTTCATAATCTTTAAATTATATTGATAATTTCCAATTATGATATAAGAAAAATCAAAATATTTTGACGTTTCCATATACCTATAACAAATCGCCGTTTGTCTTTCAGATAGCCAAATATACGATTTATCACTCTTTTTTATTTTTTCTATAAGGCTACGAAAAAATACATTTTTAAACCATTCCATTTTATACCTCCATCATATACGGGGGCTTGTCGCCCCCTGCTTTATTATCTAGCCGTTAATACTAAACAATGGCTATACTGTCCGTATGGATAACAAAACTCGTAGTCGTTATCATTATAAACCTTACAACGTCTTACCCTGTCGCCGTCCTCTTTAACTGTTACAAAACTCTTTGTTCTCTTGATTACCTCAAAAGTAACTTTTAAGTTATGGTCTCCTATAAATCTCGTTTCGTATGTTTTGCCTGTTTCAAATTTCATCATTTTAAAAATCCTCCTTTAATCCTCGGGGCTTATCGCCCCTCTCGTTTATTGATAAGTCAATTATAAAGGATTAAAGGTTAAATGTTAATGATTTATTTTATCTAGTTTATATTTTTTTATTGATTATTTTTAATCTTATAAAATATCGTCTAAACTATCATCGTAGGCATTTACTAACGCTTTACGTTTTGTAGTAGGTTTATCAAAGTTGTTACGCTCCCACGTTCTAACGCACGCTCTCCAATCTTTCATTTTATTACGTCCTACTTTCCAACCGTTAGCCTCATAGTAATTTATAAACTTAATAGCGTCTACATTGTTATTACGTTCTTTACAATAGGCTTGTACCTCTTCTAGTGTTGGAGGAATAAAACGTGTTCTTTTTGTTGGTTCGTCCACAACTATATTATTATTTATATTATTATCTATATTATTATTTATATTATTAGGTGTAATTTCTACACTACCCCTAGTGTAATTTTTACACCCCCCTAGTGTAATTTCTACACTACCCCTAGTGTAATTTTTACACCCGTATTTACAAAACTTTACCCCGTTTATAATTTCGTCTTGCTTAAATATTAAATCTTTTTCAACTAATGCTTGTAATGTTGTAATTATGGTTTTACGGCTTGCGTTAGTCCACTCACATAAATATTTAATGCTCCCGCTAAATACGTTATTTTCCTCTTGTGAAAATCCGTATATAATCGCATATACTAGCAACTCGTTACCTTTTAACTTTAACTCGTTAACCATAAATCCTTGAATAACAATATAATTATCGTTTCTTATCATCTTTTTATATCTCCTTTATATTTATATTTTGGATAATAAAAAAAGGCTTATATAGATATATACAAGCGTTATTTATATCATAATTCGGAGGAAAAATGACAAAAATAACGGTTGATAAACGCCCGTATATACCTATATAAACCTTTTTAAATTATCAACCGTTATTATAATATCATATATTTAATTGTACGTCAACTACTTTTTTAAAGAATATACCGCAACTTTACGCCCTGTATATTTACATAGCTTTTTACCTATTGGCTCTACTATTCCCTTTTTGCTTAGTTCGGTTAAACGTGGCGCGGTAAAATTGCGCTCGCTTGTTGGTATATATCCTCTCTTTTGCATATATACGGCGCACTCTTTCGCCGTTCCATCTTGCAAGCGTAAAAACTCTATAATCTGTTTATATCTTAACGCCTTGTCTACTTTTTCCTCGCTCTCGCCTCTTGTCTCTAGTGTTACTATTTCGCCTCTCCTTGCTCGCTCCATTTTTTACCTCCATACTCTTCAATTATCTTGTTTATCTTGTGCATATACTCGTAACACGTCATAGCACTCGTTTTTTTGCACTTTTTAACCTCTTTTACAATTAACCTTAATAAATCCTCGTCTTTCATCAAAAACGCCTTTAAACCTCCTTTATTTCGATTATAACGGCGTGCTTGTCTGAGTAATCAAAACTATCACTAAAGCCCTTTACAAATTTTTGACTATCATCTGTTAATTTTCCGTACTTCACAAGCGCGTCCAATATAAACTTTTTACTAAAAGCTATATTATCTAAATCGCGTCTTTTGTTTTGCTCTATCCATATAAAGTCTATCTTTACGGGTTTATCAAAGTGCGGTAAATCCTTGATATATTGCCCTATATCCGCCTCAATATTACGCTTATATTTACTAGCTTTATAAGGATTTGCACGACAAACGTTAATATAATCGTTTAACGATGGTAACTTTAAATCTATTTTACAAATCATAAATAATTCTTACCAAATATCTTAATAAATTCCTCTCTACTATGCAATTTCTCGAATTTTTCTTGACATAGTTTTTTTAACTTTAAATCTAACTCGCGGTTAAAATGTACTCCCGCGTTGCTTAAATTATGATGATACGGGCATAAATAAACAGTACAACCGTATTTGTCGCTATGTTTTCGGTTATATCCTGCGTAAATGTGATGTAAATGCACATAAGGACTACCGCACACAAAACACGTTTTATCATTGCTTATAATTGATTTATTCATCGCGCTACGCTCCACTCTCTGTCAATTTGTGCCTCTAATAATCTTAGTTGTAATTTAATACTTGCTATTGCCTCTAAATTAGCCTTATATACTGTCTCGGCTACGTCTCTCTTAAATCTTGCCTCAGCAACCGACGGCACGCCGTAACACGTCTTATCTATTAAACCTATAGCCATACCCTCGGCGCGTAGGTTTAAGCACTCGCTACGCAATAGTATTTTATAGTTCTTTTCCGCGTCCGCGTAGTCCGTCCCGCTCTTCCTTAATTGCTTTATGCTAGCGTCTAATTGTTTTAGTTTTGCTTGCAATTCTAAGTATAAATCGTCCATATGTTACCTCCAATTATAGCGGGGCTTAAAACCCCGCTTAAATTATTTTAAAAAGGCAAACCCTCTAAATCACTATCTATCGTATCATTGATAAAATCATCATTTACAACCTCGCCCGCGCCTTGCTCGTGTCTATCCTGCGTCTTATTCTCCATAAAATAAAAGTCCTCTAGCACGACGTCGGTTGTGTATACTGTCGCGCCGTCTTTTGTATAACTTCCTGTCTGTATGCGCCCTGTAATTGCTACCCTATCGCCTTTATTAACGTACTTAGCCATTACCTCGGCGGTTTTACTCCATACAATGCAACTTATAAAATCAGTTTCGCGCGTTCCGTCATCTCTCTTTTTGCCTCTGTCTACCGCTAAGGTAAATCTAATATAATTAGTTCCGCTTTGTGTCTGTTTTAACTCCATTTCTTTTGTCGTTCTACCGATTAGGCATACTTTATTCATAATCAACCTCCATTAAGTAATTATTAACCAATTCTAACGCCTTATCCTCGTTTATTGGTATTTCTACAAATTTTCTTTTATCATCGCGCAAGTGTAAGCCTCTTAAAAACTCCCACTCTATGCCGTAGCATTGTCTATAAGCTATTCTATATAGATTTAATTGATACGCTAAATACTCTTTATCTAGCGTAGCCGTTCTTTTAATATCTGCCCCGCCTATTTTCCCGTCTAACTCTAAAACCAAATCTAAACGCCCCGCGCTTATTGGTTTGCCATCCTTAAATAGTATAACGGGTATCTCATTACCCTTTACAGTAAACTTGTATTTTCCCATCAAAAATTTAAAATTATGTAGTTCTTTTAAATCGCACTCTATACCCTCTTTACAATACTTTTCTATTGCGTCGTGGGTTTGTGTACCATTAACGCGGGCGCGCTCTAAAACGTCGCGCCTCACGTTGTTATATTTGTTACCAAATTTACTTTTTAATATCTGAGTAATTGACGGGACTATAACGCCGTTTACTAAGTATATATGCTCGTTGTCGATATACTCCAACGTATAGCCTTTTATTGTTGTTACAAAGTCCATTACTTCACCTTTACCCTTATACTAGATTTAACGGGCTTAATTTCGACGTACTCGTCGTAAATGTCGGGTTTTTCCTCGCGTAACCTCTTGCCGTTGAATTGCTCGCGGTCTGTACTTGCAATATATGTTATAACGATGTTGTCATTTTCAAGTTTAATTATACCGCGTTTTTCCATTTCGTCTTTTATAGCCGTTTTTATTAGTTCCTCGCGCTCTTTTAATTGCTTGCTTAGTTTTTCTATTTCGGCAAGTGTTCGCGCGGTTTCCTCAGTGATTACCGCGCCGTCATTAGTTAGTTTTATTAACTCCATTTTTTTCTTGCTCCTTTTGTAATTTATTTATAATGTTGCTTGCTTTTGTTAATGCTAAGTCCTCTATTTTGTCGATTTTTTCAACCTCGCATAGTTTCTTTTGCCTATCCTCAGTAAGTAACGCTTTTAACTGTTTTACTTGTTCGGGTGTCGCTTTTCTTACTTCCTGCGCCTGTTTTACCTCTTCCGCGCTTGCTATTGATACATCTATACCAAATCCCGCAAAACCTAACGCACGTCCTACCGCGCTTGTTTCACAATTTTCGATAAACGATGTTTTATTTATATATCCGTCGTTTTCTTTTTCGTAGGCGTGTCCCGTTCCTAGTTCGTGAACCTCGCCATTTATTGTGTAGCCTGCTACGGCTTTAAACATACAAACGCCGTTTTCAACGCTTAATAATTGAGTTGTAATAAATCCCGTCGGGTATACCTTACGAAACGCTTTTACTCTTTCGCTAACTTCCGCGTACTCCTTGCCTTTTATGTTAGTTGTTGATATTTCAGCATTTGCCTTTTTTAACTCTTCATAATCCATTTAATTTACCTCCTTAATATCTTTTAATAGTTCTAACGGGTTATCAACCTTAAACTCCATCGCTAGCCTATAAGCCATATCTAACGGCGGTTTTTGTTTCCCGTTTTTAATCTTGCTATATTGCGCCTCGGTTAATCCTAGGCGTTTTGCAACGTATACGGCTTTATATCCGTTTTTACGTTCCCACTCGATAAGATTTTTTAACACGTTTTCGCCTCCTTTCGATACCTCTATTATAACATAAATCTTTCGATTTTAGCAAGATTTTTTATATATTAGAGGGGCTTTTTTGCCCCTCTTTTTACTCTGTATATTCATACTCACTTATATATTTTATGTTGTGATGGTCAAATATTTTTACAAGTCTATTAAGTCTCTCTATATCGCGTTTTGGTTCTATCCATACGCTATCGCCGTCGTAAGTCAATTTTAAGGTATCTTTAATATTTAAATGATTAAACTTGTTTAAATCCTCTTTACTAATATTTATTCTTGCTAAATATGTTGTCATAACTTACCTCCTTAAATTCTTACACCTAATGCCATACACTCTTTTTTTGCATTGCAAAACTTAACCCAATTTTCTGTATTATAATTTGCTTTTACGTTCTCTTTTGCCTCTTTATATTTCTTTAATGCCTCAGCCTTTTTAATTTCTAACATTTATTAGCCCTACTTTGTTTTATCTATACTAATTATACACCCGTTAAGGCTTATTTTGAATGATATTTTTTAACTACTTTGTAAATTTTAATTGATTATTTTTAACCAATTAAAAAAGAGGCTTGCGCCTCCTTTTTATAATGTTTTTATGTAACTTTCAAGTTCTTTTATTGTTGTTAAGCTATCGAACGTCTCGCCGTTTGGATATACTACGTTGTTTTTGCTAATCTGCCAATAATTATACTCGGGTGTAAATGATTTGTATAAAAAGTCACTGTCGGGACTAAACCCGTCGTTTGTCTCTGTCGTGTGCGCCCACATACCATTTGAACAACCCGTTGCTCCAACTTTAAAACATACATAACCTGTATAACCTAGCTTGATTGCCTCTTTTAAAAATTTTCTCATATCCTTTAATTTTGTTAATGATAGTTTGTTATTCCACCAATCAAAAATACTTAATTCGTTACAAACCTCGTTAATACATAAATACTTGATAAAATCTCTAGCCTCTAACTCTTTTATTTTTTTCTCAACTTCCTTTAATACTTCCTCAGCGTTGTACTTTGAATAATCTTTCATTTTTAAAAATCCTTGCGCCCTTTGGCGTCCCTTTCTTTTATTGATAAGTCAATTATAACCCCTTTTTTATCTTTTGTATACTTCATTGTAACTATAGCAAAACATCTTGTTATAAACTTAGACTATATACAAAAAAGGCGGGATAAAACCCGCCTAAAAAAGAGTATATGTAAAAAAATGTAACAACCTTTATAATTTACCCTCGCTTTTTAATTGCTCGTATTTATGCTCTACATAAGAGTTACCGCCTAAACTTTTATAATGTTCGTACTCTTCATAAAAGCGTTGATATTCTATTTCTTGTTTGTGGTCTCCACTCTCTACAGATGATAAAAACGTTATTAAATAGTTTTTACAGTTCTCTAAGTCTACTTTGTCTATATGTTTATTTATACTCTCTAATTTTTCGTCTATCGCGTCTAATTGCTCTTTAAATAACACTTTTAATCCTGCCTTTACCTTTGTTGCTATAAATATGATACCGCTTAGCATTGTTACAATTAAAGTTATACTTGTGCTTATCTGTCCTAAATTTATTTTTTCCATTGTCCGCCTCTTAATTAAACGATAGCGTTAACTCGTCGATATTAACTAATAACGGCGCGTTATTATCCGCGTTAAATCCGCCTTGCTTTGTTAGTTCGACAGTTAGTGTTTTATCGTTAATCTTTATTATATTTGTTGTTATGGTTGCGTCTGTCAATACGTTATACCCTCCCGCGATATATCCGCTATCTAAAACAAAACTATTATTTGTTTTAATGATGTTTAATTTTAATATATCCGCGGTTATGGTTGTTATATCCTCAGCACTTTTACTTAATTGTATTGTAAATGTTATTTTCTGCGCGTTATCTGTACAAAATCCCGTTGTATATGCCCCGTTTAACTTTTCGGTGTCGTTCGTTGCATAATATAACGCCTCGTATACGCTCTTATTTGCGATTTTAAGCCCGTTTTTATCTATGGTTAATATTTCCTCGTTGTTTTCGTTAAACGCTCTTAAAATACTGTTTTTGTCGTTCGTACCGCCTAACATAAAAAAGCCGTCGATACTATAAAACGGGTTATACGTTCCGTTTATTCCTGTTTTGCTGATACTAAAACCGCTATTACTTAGTTTTATTACGTTTTCCGCGTCCTCTTTTGGTAGTCTGTCAAGTATTAAAATTTTGTCTCCATCTTGTACGATGTAATAACTCTCTAAAACGTCCCATAGCTCGCCCGTAGCGGTTTTTATTTCGTCGTTTACGTTTATTTGTAAATCACTTGTCGCCGTGTCTATTGCGCTATTGATATTTGACATTAAATTACTTAAATTAGGCGTAAAGTTGCCAAATTGAACCTCAGTATATCGCCCTAAAATAACGTCATAATCAAACGCTATAACATTAGTTAGGATATTAACGCCTAATCGCTCGTCTATTACCTCTATAACGTCGCCTATATCCGTTAATACCTCTAAATTTGCGCTTAATGTATAATTTACTTGTGGTTTATCGTGTAAATCAATATAAGCCGTTGCCTGCGCTCTTAAATCGTCTACAAGTGCTTGTGTATACGCTTGCTCGCTCGGGTAGTCATCCGCGTTTAAATCCTGTGTGAAACTAACTGTTTTCGTGTATGGTATATCGTATTGAATATTAGAGTATATGTAAACGTCCGCGTGTTCGTCTAGTTCATTTAACATTATACCATTATTTCCGACGGGTAACAACTTAGTTACAACCTCGTCCCATATTGTCTCGCACGTTATATCTCGCAAGTTCTTTTTATAGCGTACTGTTACGCCGTTGTCTTGCCCTATGTTTGCTAATATTCCAATATTCCAATTATCGCGGACTAAATGCCCTCCGTATTTTTCAATTAAAACGCCTATAGCCTCATTTAACGATGTTCTTACACAACGATAACTATTTATACTCTCTATATCTGAGTAAACGTTAAAAGGACTTGTGTTGTCTGTGGCGTCGTTTAGATACCTAATAGCATAATCACAAGTCTTATCCTTAACGTAACTATCTTTAATTAAATAGTTATTGCTATCATAATAAACGTGGTTACATTTTGCGCTAATTCTTGACTTTGTAATATCTGTATTAGTAATCCTAAACGCTTGTAAGCCCTGCGGGGTGTCTGCCGTTATTATATTACCATCTTTGAAATGGTCTATATATGATAAACCCGTCTCGATTTGTAAATAATATTCGCCGTTATCCTCTTTATGTATTACGGCGTATAGTGGATTTACCACTATATCGCCGTTTGTATTATATGTTTTGTCGGTTGCGCTAAATATCTTAATCATTGCTTAACCTCTTTTATTCTATCTGTTGTTTTCTGTTGTCTCGTTCGTTGCCATCATTAAAGTTGGAGGGGTGGTTAAATTGTTAACACGATATATCTTGAAACTTTTAACCTCAAAATAATAAAAATTATTTCCACCGCCTAAAACAAAATTAGGATTATCCTGTTGGAATGGTGAGGTTAATTCTGTTATTAAATCCTTATCCATAATGATTAAAGATTTATAACTTGAATTATCTATGCTAGCACTAGGTAGCCATAATTTGCCCGTACTATCTACAGATAAGCCATAGTAAATAGTCATTATACTATTTTTCCAATAGTCAACGGGTTTATTTATATATCTATCGCCCGCGCCTGTATGATACTTAAATTGACTATTTGAAACATCCCACCCTAAAGAATTAGAATTTTCGTCAACTTTACTTGCATTTGTTGTATAACTAAAAAGATTTCTTTTACCCGTTAATGAGGCGTTTAATTGAATGTCGCCAAACTCAATTTCAATTTTATAAGCGTTACCCTCATTCAAATTATAAACAGTATTAAAAAATCTACTACCTGCATTATCAAATACCGCGCCTTTTGTAGTGTCAAAAGATATATAGTTGCTATTTCCTAGTACATCATAACGCGCCATATCTTTTTTTGGTGTATCGCTTGTAAAATCATAACTACAGACTAACTCAAAGTCGGGCAAACCCACGTTAGCGGTTACGGGGTTAAATCCGTCTACGCCCTCGGGCGCGGGATATACGCCGTTTGCGGTTATTGTTAACGGTATTACGTTTCCCGTTACTAAGTTGTCTATACGTTCGTTTAACTCGTCTATTTTATCTTTAACGCTTGCGTTATCATCATATGCTACAATATCTGATATTGTAGCGGGTGCGATTTGCTCGCCGTTTTTATCTGTTAAAATAACATTTTTCGTTGACATATGCCCTCCCTATTCGTAACGTTCTACTATTTTCTCTATACGCAATAACTCTTGTTTTACGTTGTTTTCCACGCCGTCTTTTGAGTATGCCACTTGTTCGGCGGTTGTACGCGGTAGTAGTTCGTTTTCATTCTCATCTACTAACTTAACGTTTTTCATAACTTACCCCCTATTATTCGATTATCTGATAATATACCATCGCCGAACCGCCAAACTGACTTCTAATAGCAATTCTTTTGCCTCTGCCTTGCACGTCAACAACTGTCGCCCTTACAGGCATAGTTGCCGAACCTGTTTGAATAATTCCGCCCGCATTACCTAAAATCATTGCGTCTTGATTATCGCTTGCCGTTTTTCTCACTAAAAACAATGAGTTACAGTCCGCGCTTGTGTCGTGCTGAGTTAAAATAAGTATTGTACTTGTTGCCTTATCCGTAAAATCAATATATTTAACGCCATCATCACTCGTGATGTTAAACGCCCATTTCCACTCTTTATTTTGTATGTCGGTTATTTCTCCCGCGTGTGTTCCAATAGTAGTATTTATGTTTTCAATATCTCTTTCCAACGCGTCAATATCGTTTTGAAAATTTTCAACAGTAAATGTTACGCTTATATTATCATTGTTTGAATGTTCTATAGTTACTTTACCCTCGTTTGTTCTTGCGCTAATTATTAAGCCCATATTGGAAACTTTTATAGCATAATCTGCAAAATTTATACTTGCCCCGTGCTTAATAGTGATTTTTGGTATTTTTTCATTCAAAATTGCTATTATTTCGCTATATGTTTTATTACAAGTATTTCCTTGCGCGTCTATTGTGTAAATAATACCATCTAATTCCTCTCGCGTTTTTTGGCTACTCCAACAACTATAAGCCGTTATACTATTGTCGTTAATTGTATATATAGGCAACTCAAACCCGTCATCCTCAGTATATTTAATATAAGGCACGTTCGCTAACATTTCGCTTATATCCTGCCTTAACTGTGTGTCATCGTAAGGCTCGCCCTTTGCCCCCTGTAACATTACTACCCTAAATTTTTCGTTAAAATCTGCCATAGTAACCCTCCTTACTCGTTCTTTGTTACTTCAAAAGTAAGTTCTAAAATACCTTTTCTTACTGTGTAAATATCGCCGTTTACACCTAATTGTATATCAAAAAAGTATTTGCCTAACTCTGCGTTTTCTGTTTCCTCGGGTGCTACTCTTACAGTATAGCCCTCGCTTGTTTTCTCTATGCCGTGTCCTAGTGACTTTTTAAATAATATAGTGTCCTCGTCGTCATAGTTCTTTTTACAAGTAAAAAATGCGCTCTCTAACTCGTCCACGCCGTCAACTATAAAGCCAAACGCTAATGTATCGCCTCGCGTAAGTCTTATATAATCATTTTCATAACTAAAATTAGTTCTTACAAATGCCATAGTAAACCTCCTTAAATCCACCTACTAAAATTATCTATTTCAAACTCTCTTATTAACCCGCTCCACGTTATAACGTTTAATCCTGCTTTTAATTTAAAGTTATCATAATTGCCCACGACATAGCGGTTTAATAATCTAGTATTATTATAGGCGTTTAGTTGGTCTATGTCTATAATAATTTCGTGATATTCTGTAAGATTTATGGTTAGTATTAAATTGCTACTAAGTGATAAATTTATTATCCCGTCGCCCTTAATTTTTAAAAGAGGTCTAGCCTCTATATTTCCACGATTTATAATTTCAATACGTCCGCTATTTACGTTACTTTGAAACTTTGCCGTAAAATTAAAATTTTCCGTTGTATCATCCGTAACATTTAACCATAAATAATTGTATGTTATATCCTCGGTTAAATCTGCGCTTAGTGATACCTCAGTATTATTTACAAGTGTTAAACTACGCCCGCTAAACGTTCCACTTTGTGACGCGTAGTTACTAACTAGACGTACATTACAATTACTATCTAACCCGTTAGCCGTTGCGCTAAATTTCCACGCGCCTGCGGTTGCCTTAATTGGTTTAATTGGTATATAAATATTAACGGGTGTTGTATGCGCTCCCGTTACAGTTATAACGCCGTCCGTTGCTGATACTGTAACGCCGTCTTTTGTGTATTCCATATTAGGAATGTTTAAAATATTGCTTTGATTATATATATACGCCTTGTCTACCGCGCTATATTTGAACGGCTGAACGTGAAACGTGATATTTGCCGTTTTAAATCTTAAAAGTTTTTCAAGGTCTATTTGTTCATAAATTGCATATTTATAATACTTGTCGGGTTCGTTGCTAAACGTAACGATACCCTCGCTATTAAAGTAGTTTAATACGTCGTTTACTTCATAATCGCCGTATAATCCTATAACAACCTCTTTATCGTATGCGCTATAACCTAATTTAGTTATAACATCGCCGTCGCGTCCGTCTATCTCTTCCGCCTCGGTTCTTAAAAGAGGCTTAGTTATAGGAGGTAAACTCTGTATTAACAAACCCTTAATAGTATTACTTTTTATTCCGTTCAAAGTTATATAATTTAACATAGTTTGCCTCCCGTAACTTAATTATATATTATTCGTGTAACTGTTTTCTCTACAAAGCGTCCCGCTACTTTGTCGTCTAGTTCTACTTTTACTTGCGTTAACGCCTCTTTAAATGCTGATACCATATCGTTATAGTTTTGTTTTGAGTAACCCGTTGCGCCCATATTTTGCGCTAACTCGCCCGCCA